AAGTTCTCTGTAATCTTAACATCTTGGGTTCCCAGCAGTTCATTCTGTAATACAAGCGCAACCTGTGACCAACCTTCACCTGCTACCATACAAGTGATAGGCTTATTGAAACGATAACCATTCCACCAATCAGGATATTGCCCTGTTAAGTGCATGGCTGTTTCCGCACATGTGCTTACTGTTTTACCAATACGGTTTGCGGCTAGAATACCGCGGCGTTCACTATTACCAGTGGCAAAGAAAGTAAGTTGATGTGGGAATGGACGAAAGTACTTTAATTGATTGTACTTCATGTCATCCGCAATATCAATTACTAGATCTTGTAACTGATTTTGTAAGTTGCTGGGCCAGCGAGCATAAGTCTCTGGTGCAACATTGTTCTTGTCTAGCGAATAACGCAAGGCACGAGCCATCAAGGTTTCTGTGCCAAGCATGTTATGCTCCTGGTTGTGAGTCTAAAAACTCCGTTATGATATCACGCAAGAAAACTAGATCATACTTGTCAAAGACATAATCAACAATCTGATCGCCTAAAATATCTTCGTTAACGCGAAATGTTAAATGACATTGTTCTTTATTGATCCACTTACCAGTTAGATCAAAACTGCTATCTTCATTGCTTGCTATGTTCGTCATTGCTGTTCTCCATTGGGTACATCTGATTGATAACACTTAGATGCCATAGGGCTGTGCTAAGTGCATTAATTTCTTCAGCGGTGCAGTTCCATGTTTCTGGATCTGCTAAGTCAGTTGGCTTCTTTGTAAGAATGGCCTGAAGCCGTTCAGCAGTCAGGCGCATACAATGTTCAACTTGACCTGGAAAGCGTGATTTAAACGCTTCGCGGTGTGCGGCATTAACCTTTTGCATAATAAGCGTATCACGAGTAATACGCTCTTGTTGCGCTTGGTTAATCATACCGTCACGAACATTAGGGTTTGTCATATTAACCCTTCAAATCCCATGGATTGTGTGCAACTGCGTCATTCAATGATACAAATTCACGGTCAACCCAAACATCCCATTGATTTGACTTGTTAACTTTAAATGTTTGCATCATAGCACGAAGGCGTTTACCTTGTGGAGTTAGTGTGCCATCTTCACGCATGATAACTTGTTCACCAGTGCGTGGGTCCACCCACTTGATAACTTCAGGGCGAGTGCGACCAAACTTGTCAATCTTCTCACCGTGTGGGCGTTGGCTTAATGGACCAAGAATTTCATAACTGATCATGCCGTTGCCATACTTGCGGAACAACATGCTGACCTTTTTATCTTGTGCTCTTGCTTCTTCATCAGGATGTGGAATCACATTGCTTAAGAACACATTCTGTACTGTAGAACGATCTGGCAAGTTCTTGTCACGAGCAGGTGGTTCTTTAATTGGATCAATAGGAACTAATTCAGTGCGGTCAATGTATGGGTTCTCGCCACCAATGTACTTAGATTCAATTGTTTGCCCATTGAGTGCATCCATTGCAACTTGATACTTTAATTTGTTAGCACGACCTTTTAACTGTAATACAATACCAGTTTCATCGTACACAAAGCGTTCTAGTTCTGTTGCTGTTGGAAAGTCTGTCATTAGACCTTCAATGTCATATTCACCAGCATTAGTAGCCGCTGGTTGAACAGGTGCGGGAACATCTAGCACTTCATTTGCTACTGCTTCTGCTTTCTTTTGTTTTGTGGATTTAGTTGGAGCCTTCTCGGTTGCTTCTAGTGGAGCGTCCCAAGGATTGTCCTGAGGTGTGGTTTGTTTTTGCATTTTCTATTCCTTTATTTTCTATGCTATAGCAAGGGAAGTCTGTTCCCTTGCTGTGTTTACTTATTACCTAAAAAGACTTCTTGCAAAATCTTCAAATTGTTGTTGAGTAATTTGTGGTTGTGGTCCAAAGCCGCTTTTGCCGCCAGGGGTTGCATTTTGCTGTGGCATTAATGGCTGTTGTCCTTCTGGTCCCAATGCGTTAGGTGCGTTAGGATCTAATGGAGCAGGGCCGCCACCAATGCTTACACCTGGACCAAAGCCACCTTTACCACCTGGAGTAACAGGTTGTGCTACTGGTTGCTTAGGCATTGAGTCTGGAGGCTGATAGCCAGCCGTGTTTGGATCGCTATCAACATTCTGCTGACCACCGTAGCGTTGATAAATGTCAGGCTGTTGTGGTTGTTGGACAGGAGCAGGTCCCCCGCCTACTTGAGGATTGGGACCAAAACTCTTGCCGCCTGTACCGCCACTCATTACTTCTTACCTGCGTTGCCTTTTGTTGGGCCTCGGCCAACATTGGTCTTATCATGTACTGACTCCAATGCTGGGTTAGTAACACCTGCTTGACCACGACCACGCATTTCTAGTGCGCTTGTAATCATGTTAGCAATCTTGCTACGCTCGCTGCCAGTAGTAGACTTTTCAGCCATGAAAGCAGAACGCTTGTCTGCGTTACCAGCATTGCCTACAGTAGGGCCGCGTTTTTGGTTAATGTCTTTGTGTGCCATTATTCGTTTCCTTTTGTTGGGCCACGACCAACATTGATACTGTCAGCGTTGCCTTTATAATTTTGTGTTCCCTTAGGATCCCATGCACGAGTGCCACCTGGAGTGCGAACTTGTGTTGTGCCTTTGAATGTTTCTTGTCCACGGTTAGGAACTTTTGTAGATCCGCCTGTAGGACCGCGACCAAAGTTTACTTCACGACCATCATTGCTGTGACCGCTCCATTGGTTCTTTGCGTATGGATTCTTACCACGACTAAAACCTTCGCTTGAAGTGCCAGTTGCGGCATCAAAGCCTGGAGTCGCTTGTTGACTTTTTGCTTCTTTCATTTTATTTTCCTTTTGACTTAGTTGTCTTTTTTGCCGCAGCCTTCTTGGTTGCATAAGCGATAGCCACGGCTTGCTTTATGGGCTTGCCTGCTTTTACTTCAGCCTTGACATTCTTTGCGAATGCACCTTTGCTTGTTGATTTTTGTAGTGGCATAGTAATATTTAGTCGGGCTTGATATTGGTAAGTTTGGCAAGGGCCTCTGCAAAAGCCGCTTGTTTTGCTTCAATAGCATCTTTGCTATCTGTTACTTCAATACGAGCAAGACTGTTCATAACCTTGTTTAGTATCAAATTGTGATACTTTAGCGTCAACTGCGTATCACCATAATTTCGTGCTTGTAAGAAATCTTCTACAAGTAATTCTTCGTAATCGCGACCACCAGTTTTAGCATCCAATGTTTCTAACAAATTTTTAATGCTTACTTGGTCACGAGAGCCTTTTGGACGGCCAGCACCTTTACGGGCACCTCCGTGTCCGTTGCTTTTCTTTTCGGGTTTGTTTGTCTTTTCCATATTTTTATTTAGCATAGCAGTTTTAGTGTCATTAAATAGACTATTACTTGAAAGGAATTGAAATGATTGAATATAGTTGGAGACTAGCAGAAATCAATGATACAAATGATATCGTAGATATGGCGCAAAAGCATTTTGAAGGGGAGATTGACAACATCTTTACTCCAGAAGTGCCTACAATGCAACGCAATGTTACATTTGCCATTCTAAATCAAATTTACTATCCAGGATCAGAAATGATTACTGTGTGTAGAGCAGAAGATGACAACCGCTTGCTTGCTTACACATGGGCAAAAAGCAATGACCGCGCTTGTTGGAGTGATGATCCTATGGTTTGTGTACGCATGGCACATGTGGATTTGTCATTACCACCAAGAACACGCATTGCACTTGTTAAAACTATGATGAGTCATTGGGAAAGACTTGCCGCATACAGTGGAAACAAAATTATTTGCTCTACTACTATGCGGCATGACCAGGATGGCTTCTTAAGACTACATGCTAAGAATGGTTACGATGTGCGTGGTAGTTACGCATACAAGAAATTAGATTGAACACAACACAAGCCACGCCTGCCTATTCGTTGAACCCAGATTAGAAAGCGACAAAATCCTCTGGTTCTTGATCGTGTTCTGGGTCGCTTAACCTAAAGTTGATTCTAACATCCAGATTTGCTTGGCTAAACCTAAGACTTGATCTTGAGCGTAGTTGGCAATCTGGCTTTGTTCTTCTAATTCAGCAACAATAATAAGTTCACGGTACTGATCAGCCAAGTATTCTAAATCTTCTTTGACCATACCAAGTAAGAAATCAGCATCACCTGATAGTTCGCCTGCATCAATTTTACTTTCTAGCAACACTTCAGTAATGTCACATGGCATAAACTCACCTAAGGTGCGTAGTAATTCGCCAATGAAATCAATTTGTGCTTGTCTTGCTTCGTAGATACCACCTAGTAACTCATGGTCACTCTGAAATGTGCGACCAGTAATGTTAACATGTGCCACATGACTGCGATAGTATGTGACAAAATTATCTCTAAAAATTTGTGTTAGTTGTTCTGCTGTTGTCATGTCTGTACTTACCTACGAAACTGTGGTGGTGGCAACTGTGCGTCGAACATAGCAGGGTTGGCTTGATACTGTGCAATTTGTTCACGAGTCCAGGGCGCACCAGTTAATGGATTAATCTCCATACCCTTCATGCGTCCAACTTGTGGAACTGCTGGACCTAAGTCTGAACTGTATGTTGCAAGACTTGCAACATTAGCACCTTTGGCAAGATTAGCAGCCAATGGTCCCAACTTGCTTAGAGCCAACTGTTGAACAACTTGTTTAGCACGATTCATAACACCTTGCTCAGCCGCTTGTGCAACAGGAGCAACTGGTGCTGTAGGCACACCTGCTGGAGCAACTGGTGCTGGCGTTGGAGCAACTGTTGGAGCAACTGGTGCTGTTGGAACACCACCACGGGCTTGCATTAATTGTTGTAGTCGTTGACCTGCGGCTTCTGCTTCTGGACCTACACCGCGGGCTAATCGTTCTAGCACACGCATTTCTTGTGTTGCGGCATTTGTTGCTACACCAGTCTTATAAGCATCGCCTAAGTTCTTTGCCCAATTACCAACTTTGTAAGCACCATAAACACCACCAGCACCTAATGCGCCAGCACCAATCTTACCAGCATTGTCTGCTAATACGCCAGCAACTTCAGTGCCAGTTTGTGCCCATGTTTGTGGACGACCTTCTGTTGGCACGCCAGCGGCTTTTGCTTTTTCATACACGCTACTTGGAGTATTAGGATCAATCTCTGGTAAAGCACTTGCTACTTCAGCCGCAGGAGCGGCTTGCCCCTGCTTGTTTGCTTCATCCTTTTGCATACCCAAGATGACATCATCGCTAATGCCAGCACTTCTTAGTTTTTCTACTTCTGCTTCTGTCATCTTATCTTCCTAATAGTTTCTTAGCGGCTGCTCTTTGAGCATTGGCTGTACCATAATCCCATTTGCCAGTTTCAGCATCAAATTTTGGTGCTGGGAACATTTCAAATGCTTTGAACACTTTGTCTTTGAACATAGCCAATTGTTCTTTGCTTGCATCTGCTGGTGGACGGAATGGCTTTAAGAACTCTGCACGAGCATCAATGATGCCTTCATATGCTTTAGTGTACTTAGAACTTTCTTTGCTCCACGCATTGTTAAACTTAGCATCATCATTAAGCCCAGGGTTGTTGTTCATGTAATGCTGTTTGGCTGCACTTAGGTCACTTGTAAATTGTGAACGGTGTAATGCTTGCATTGCACCAAGTGCTGTTGTTTCAGCAAGGTTCTGTAAGTTAGCGGCTTGGTTGGCTTTCTGTTCAGCATTAGAAACTGCACCAGCACCTGAGTTGGCCTTAAGTGTCTTGCTGTTGATTGCCATGTTAGCATTACCAAAGTCTTCAAGAGCGGCTCTTTCGCCTTCTGTAAGACCCAATGCCTTAACTGCTTTGTAAAACTCGCCTGAGTTTTCTTCACCATAAGCACCAGTAATCATCTTAGTAATAACATTACGAGCACGGTCATAGTTTTCACCAGTACCGTTAAAGATGTTAAGAATACTTGGATTACTTGCAATAGTAGATAATTGTTGTCTACGGATACTTGCAACTTGTCGAGCGTTGTTACCTTCTTCGTTGATTGTTGGAACAGTTGTCTTAACATACTGTTCTTGTGCAACCTTAGATACTGCTTGACCTTGTGTAATTTGTGCTGGAGTTTGACCACCAATTGCTGGAGCAGTAGTTGTAACACCTGCACCTGGAGTGCCAGTTTGTGTTACACTGATAACACCATTAGAACTAACTTGTACTGGCTTGCCTGTGTTCAAGTCTACCAATGGAGCACCAGGTTGCTGTGAAGCATAACCAATGTTTGTACCATTTTCAAAGTTGAACTGACCAGCAGCCTTAGCACCTGCTTCAGTGTACGCTGTAGGACCAGCATACTTCAACTTAACTTGTGCGGCACCTTCTGCCTTCTCTGCGGCTACGCCAATGCTTACTGGCTTCCATGTAGCATCATAAGCGAAACGCTTGCCACCAGACTCAACAACAGTAGTAGGTTTGTTGTTACGATCATATACAGTAACAACACGACCCTTCATACCGTTCTTTTCCACATCCTGCATTGATACATCAGGCTTGGTAAACTTAACGCCAGCGTTGCCACCAAACTTGATTAGTTCTTCATCAGTGAATGCTTGGCCGTTTGCACGAATACCTTCTAATGGGCGTCCATCAGCACCAATCTTAACAAGTGCGTTTTCGCCATCTGGTCCTGTGACTGTTTCCCACTTAGTACCAGCACCTAATTTAATTTGTTCATCACGAGCAAGATCATTTAGACCTAATCGTGCGTACAATACTGCCTTAATGAAACTGCCTTCTTCTGTCTTTGGCTTGCTTGCCATTGTTTTAGCAATAGCATTTTGGTCACCAGAAGCAACCATTTGGTCAACTTTGGCTTCTGCTGTTGCTGTCATGCGTTCACGGTTTAGCAATTCATATGCTTGGTTACCAGCACGCTCACGAATGAACTGTGGTAAATTTTCATCATTACGCATTTTCAACAATGCCATTGGATCATTCTGATTTGCCTGGTATGCTTCGACTGCGATTGTTGATGGACTTGCTGTTGGAGCAGGTTGTGTTGGAACACGCAAGCCAACGCCTGGAGCACCTGTGCTTAAACTATAAGGATTTATTGCTGTAGGTTCTGATGGAGCAGTTTGTGGTGCTTCTTGTTGTGGAGCAACTGGAGCATTGGCTTGCATAGCCGCACCTGATGCTGGAGCAAATGCACCACCTAAACGCTGATCAATAATGCGTTTTGTTTTTTCGTATCCGCCATTTGCTTTTGCGGCACCTTCACTGATAGTACCATCACGCAAATAGTTTGCTAAGCCTTGAGCACCAATAAAGTGTGCCGCGGCCAATGTGTTTGGATTAACTTCAACACCCAATTTAGTTAGGTATCGTGAGTTATTGTTTGTTACTGTGTTCTGAGCCATCTCCATTTGTTCTGGAGTAGCATCTTCTTTACGAACACCTGCTAATGCTGGGTTATTCTTTTGAACATCTGCCCAGGCTTTGTCAGTAATACCATACTTGCCAAATGCGCTAGAACGAGCACGATCATGGTAACCAATGTTAGGATTGTTACCTGATTCCATCTGAGCAATACGCTCATTGTAGTTTGCTGGCAATGCGCCTGTTGGTGCTGGAGCAGTTTGTGTTACTGGTGCTGGATTAACAAATCCACGACCTGCACCTGCTTCTGGAGCACGAGCACCAGGCACTACTGGCTGAACAATTTCTTCACCTGGAACAGTACTGCTTGCGGCTGGAACTTCAGTCGTTGTTTTTACAGTTTTGCTACCATCAGCACGAGTTTCAACTTGTTGCTTCTTAACTACATCCTCTGGCTTTACTGGAGCGGCCGCTTCCATACGGTCACGGAATGCTTTTGCTGGATCTTCAAATGCTTGTGTTACTTGACCAAAACGATCTTTAACACGATTCTCTACTGCTTGTCCTAATTTACCAAAGAAACCTTGTTCTTCTTGAGGGGCAATAGGGCCGCCTTCGCTTACTGGATATGTAATGGCACCGCTTGGTTGTAAACCAGCAGGCATCCAGGCTTCGCCACTTGCAACGGCTTGAGCACGAGCAAGGCGTTCTTCTTCTTCTTTACGCTTTCTTTCTTCTTCTTCCTGGCGTAGGCGTTCTTCCTCAAAAGGATCACGCTGACCGCCAGTATAATTGCCAAATGCATCGTATGCCATAGATTATCCTTAAATTTTGAACCCAAGGTTCCAATTGTCTGAAGTACCAGAACTGCTTTGTGTGCCACGGAAGTCTGGCGTATAAGATCCTGCTGGTGTTCCAAAGATAACACTAGCATATTGGTTGTATAGTTGCTGTGGAACCATACTTGCTGAAACAGCATTACCACTAGCACCCAATGCTTGACCAATACCAGACTGTCCAAGTTGTGCTAATTGTGCGCCAACACCTGCTCGTTGTGCGGCAATTTGTTGTTGAATGTTTGCGGCTGCTTGCATTTGTGCGGCTTGTGTTGCACCAGCAAGTTGACGATCAGCAAGTGCTTGTCTTGCAGAACCTAAGTTGCCAGCACCACCAAATGTTGCGGCTTGGTTTGCCACATTCTGTGCGTATTGTGCTTGCGCTGGGGCCAACGCCGCACGAATCTGATTTGCTTCGTAATCAGGATTGAATAAACTTTGTAGACCACTAATACCAGAACGCAATGCTGATTCGCCTGTGCCACCCAATGACTCTTGCGCTTGTAACGCAGTCTTGGCTTGGTTTTGTGCGGCATTTAATACACCAGCGCGGTTTGCATTATATAGGTCAGTTGCTCCACGAACAGCGCCTTCATATGTAGGACGAATTGTTTCAGTGAAGAACTTAGTTTGTTCTGCAATTTGTTGTTTTTGTTCAGGGGTTAGTTCAACTTGAGTTGTTGTACTGCCTCCACCTTTTCCACCACCCATAATAATAATTCCTTAACTGTTGAGTTATTTAGCGCATCAAAGATTACGCCATTGCTGTAACCACTCTGGTGGGATAGCATAACCAGGTTGCTGAGGTTGCATTAACTGGTTTTGTTGTTGTATAGCGGCCATTAACTGTTCGGCTGTTAGTGGCTGTGCAATTTCTTGAATACCCCATGGACTTACTGGAGCCTGAGGAATTTGATTTGCTAACTGTGCATTAAATGTTGTGCCAGTTTGCATTGGAGCACTACCCCAATAGTATTTGGCTTGTGCATCATTTGTTGTATTGTAGAAAGGAACTGCTTGCATAAAGCCTGGGTTCAATTCAGTTTGTTTATTTGGATCAGCCCATGTTGTGCCTGGTACAGTAGGAGTTACTGGTGGAGTAACAACTGGGGGTTCAACTGGAGTTACTGGACTATCACCGCCGCCATCTCCTCCTCCATCTCCGCCGCCAGCGTCACCTGAATCAGCACCATCATCACCATCATCACCATCATCACCATCATCACCATCATCACCTGCGTCAGCGTCACCTGAATCATCGCCAGTATCACCAGTGCCATCATCTGCACTATCTGCTGAGTCTGCACTATCAGCACTATCTGCTGAGTCTGCACTATCAGCGGAATCAGCGGAATCAGCGGAATCAGCGGAATCAGCACTATCTGCGCTATCTGCTGAGTCAGCACTATCAGCAGAGTCAGCAGAGTCAGCACTATCTGCGCTGTCACCAGTATCACCGCCTGTATCGCCTGTACCTGCATCACCGCTATCCCCAGCGCCTGCATCGCCACCAGCATCGCCGCCTGCATCGCCACCAGCATCGCCACCTGCTCCATCTCCAGCGCTGCCGTCACCCGCTCCGCCATCTCCGCCACCACCGTCGCCTCCGCCGCCGTCACCACCACCACCATCGCCCCCGCCACCATCGCCCCCGCCACCATCACCACCACCGTCACCGTCAAATTCTAACAGTCCAGTGTATGGGTTGATAGCGCCAGAACCACCACGGGCTTTTAGTAAAGCGGCTTCTTCTGGGTTAATGTGTGCTAGGATGGTATCTTTACCTAAACCATATTGTTGTAAGTGTTGTGCGGCATCCAATGGTTCGGGAGCAACTGGACCAGTTGGAACTTTACCATAAGCAGGATCGCCTTTGGCACGCTTTTTCTTTGTGGATATGCCATCCTCTTCTAATAGATCATCATATAGCGGGATTTGATAATCCTTATTTTTGTTGCTCTTTTTATGTTTTGGCATAACCGTCGTTTCCTATTATTTCGTGATAAGTTTGCGAAGATGTTCGTAATTCTTCAGTGCTTTCTGATCGCTCAGATTAGCCGCTTCAATGGCGCATAGTCTATTTAGTTGGATCTCATTTAGCGTGATTGGATTACCAACATTGGCTTCTACTGTTGTTGTTTTATTTGCCAATGCACTTTCTAATGCAGTAGGACGCTTGATATAATGAAACAGTTCAACTAACTTTGTTGCTTCTTCCCCAATAACATTAACAACCTGCGCACGATCTTGCAACTGTAGCGTTTGGTGTTTAAACGCATTAGTACCAAAGATACTGTGCAATGCTCCTGCCGAGCAAGTTACTTGATCATATCCATTTGCTTTTAACAAGTCATATGTGTTAAGCAAATGTGTGGCTAAGTTACGACCACTGTGTTTAATCTTAGTAGCGCCTAATGCTGTAACAAAGCGTTGAATGTTATCGCGAATAGGATCAACATTACGGGGACAATGTTTGAACATTAGTGTAATACGCTGTGCTGGGCAAATGCGTGTTACTGATCTTGCTTGATGGACTTGTGCTCCAGGAAATACAAGTCCTTTATTGTACTTTGGTAACTCAGCGTGGACAATGTTATAACCATCATACAACATAGTTTCGCCGCCCCAGTCACGACGCCATTCAGGATTCATATACACTACCAGCGTATGGTCTGCTTCGCGCTTAGAATCCACATGAGGATAACCTTCTACGCCATAAGTGTGAGAGTTAACATAACAGCGAAGTAATGCTTGATCACCTAAGAACTGTTGTTTAACATAGTGCCATGCACTAGCAATTGGTTCTGGTAGTTGATCAGCAATGTCCAATGAATTGTAAATTGGGGCGCCAGTAAAGTCATGATTCCAATGTGTGAACTCAATGCTTTTATTTGACGCCCAACCATATTTCCATGGTACTGTGCTAATATGTTGGCGAACTTCTTCTAATAGTGCTTCTGGGAACACTTGGGCAATTTGCTTTATAGTCATTTCATTTCCTTTTCTATACAGTTAATTATTCCTTAACAACCTGTGCTGATAGGCCGCGATAGTTAAACTGTGCTTGTGTCATTTCTGCTTCGCCACTTAGCGTGTCAAAGTTAATTTCTAAGATATACCAATAGTAGCCTGGACCTGGCACATCAATGATACTTGTAAAAACTGTATCATATGGTGGTAATGTAATTGGTGTGTTATCACTAACTCCAACAACTTCTAATGTCATATCATTAGTGCCATCAGCACCGCCAATATCACTGCCTTTAACCAACAGCGTATCACCGACGGCATAACCAGTTCCGCCACCAGCAATAGTCAGAATTGTGTTAAAGAATGCCGCATTGGCTGTAGCAGATGGGTCAACAGTTGCAGTTCCAGCAACAGCACTATCAAATGTTATGCTTGTTGGCGTTGCGGCTGTTAATGTATATGTGCCATCAAAGGATGGTGAGGATGTTCCAGTAATAGTAACACTTTGTCCAACTGTAAAAGCAGGTGCAGAGTTTGTTAATAAAACTGTACAACTAGTGCCAGTGCCAATTGCGGATGTAATTGTTTTGTAGTTCCAAGGTTCAGTGCGATAAGGAACTGGAGTCTGTGATGGACCAAAGTATGGGCCACCTGAAGTTAATCCTACTGTAGATGTTGTTACGGCTGGTCGCAGTTCAATGTCTAGGGTCATAAGGCTACCAGAACCACTTGTCACTTCTGGCATTACACTATATGTTCTTGGGAATGTATTACGAGCAATATGATTGACACCACCAGTAATTGCCACAGACAATACTTGTCCGCTTGTGGGTTCTAAACTACCAGTAAAGTAAGTTTTTTCTGCCACCGTTGCGTTGTCACCATCTAAATCAAAAATGTAGTCAGGGTTAGTTGGGTCATTGTTTGTTGTACCGCGATAACGATTAACCTGCACCGTGTAATTTAATGGACTTGTCACTGGAGAAACATATTGCAACACTGAATTCAATTGTGCATTGATAAACACACGGTCAGTACCGCCAGTTACAGTAACACGAGCATTACAGTCAGTTGACGCAAGAAAGTTGCTTGAAGTGTAACTTACAAAGCCGCCACCTAAGTCTGGCTCTGGTGATACTTGTGGATTAGCAAAACGCACAACAAAGTCAGTTGTGCTACAAGCAACAACACCAATAGGTGACCATACTTGATTGTAAAAGTCATCAGCGAAACCACTAGTTTCAATTGTGTTACCAAGCCCAAAAGGTGGCGTTGCTTGAGCAACCGCAAATGTGTATTTTACTGTTCTACTATCTAAACTTTCAGCACTAGACAATGCAATGTTAGGATAATACAATACTGTTGGAGTTGGTTGCACATACGGTATGCGAAAGTTGCCAGTAAGATAACCAGGTGTTGATTCAGAGAAGCCAGCAAAGTTTTGTCCTAAGCCTGATGGACCACTTAGCACATAATTGATAGCATCTACTACGCCTTCGCTGTCTGTATATTCTACAGGATACTTTGCCATTATCTATCATCCTCAGTTTGTGTATATTGCCATGTTGTGGCTGAGCATAACCATGCTGTTGTTTTACTTGAGTTACCAATTTCTAAACTGTTAACACGGTGTGCGTTTTGGTTAATCTGCACCCATGGATTGTCAGTGTCAGTTGCCATTGTTAGTGCAGTGGTTGCTTGTGTTGCTTGTCCAACAGAGTTAGCACCTTCAATCTTCACATCCACGCTGCCAACTAATTCTGGTTGTGTGTTTGGATTTACTGGCAAATTGGCTTCAGTTAAGTTTACTACCTCAGGTAGGATACGATGCACTAATAGTTTACCAGAATAGTCTTCTAACATTTTAATGTTGTCTCTACGGAAACGACTTTCAATTGGAAGTACTACGCCATTAGTGTCACTGATAAAATTATAACCAATATCTTTTTGCACAATACGCTTCTGATCATCACCACGAGCATACACTACAGTTCTTGTACCATCATCATAATCCCAGGTACCATTACCTTGGCCTGTTGGGATAGAGAAGTCTGTAATACCACCAGTGCCGTTAACTGCTGTAACAGTCATGTAGCAATCATTGGCAGGCGTTGTGCCGCCCAACAATGTGCCTAAGATTTTGATTTGATTACCAACAGCATAGCCAGTACCTTTAACCACATTGTCACCTTGAACAGCGTAGGCTTTGTATGCTGAGCCTTGTTGGTTAATGTTAAAGCGAGCACCTGTACCTACACCTGTAACAGTAGTGGCCGCAACATTAGTCCATTCCACATTAGGATTAGCAGTCCACACTGGACTTTCAGTTGCAAAGGTTGCTGAGTTAACATCACGCGGGGCATTCCATACTTCTAAATCATAACGATATGAAAGCATCTTGTTTGGCACGCCATTTGTTGCTTCTGTTGTTGGATAGTAAATTTCAATCTGATTCTTCTGTGTATTAGTTTGCATAAAGATGCGATCAACATACAGTGGATCAATCTGATCATAGAACCAATTCTTAACACGCTGGTTGCCAAGACCTTCAAAGTCTTGTCCATTGAATACCCAAATGTCACGAGCATCAACACCATACACTAGTTTGTCAGTGTTTGCCCAGCAGTTGCTTGACAACATACCACGACCCTGGTTAACAAGTTTAACACCTAAAATAGGAGTTGATGTTGTTGAATAGTTTAGTGGACTGAACACAACGGTGTCCCAATAACTTTGTAGGAACAATTGACCATTGGATGGGAACGCATCAATGACTGCACCACGAAGCGGAATTTCTAATTGGTTGGCCACATTGGTTACTGTTGGTTCCCATGTTAGTGGAGCCTGGTTAAGACCAAATGCTTGTGACCATTGTACTGTAACTGGATAAGAAGAAATGCTGCCATCTAAGTTTGTTGCAGTAAGTCCACCAGCAACTAATACGCAACCCACATTGGGTGTATTGTATAAGCGCATGAATTTAGCATACACTGACTTCCAGTTTGGATTATAGTTCCATGTGTATCGGGCGGCAACACTACCTTCGTCATTTAAACTTGTATCCCAGGCTGAACCAGGCTGTGCAAGATAATCAATTGTTTGTGGTGTTGAACTTACAACAACATAAGTGCCATTGTAGAATTGGTTTGTGCCATTTATAACAATATAGTCACCAGCACCGTACGGATTGCTCGCATATGGGTGACCTTCAATTGTAGTTGAAGCAACAGTCTGACTAATGCTGACTTCCCATGTTGTACCATTGTAAGAACCTGGTGTTGGTTGGCTTAATTGTCTTACAAGTTGCGTGCCGGGTGTTACACCTGTGCCAGACAAGAACGCACCAATTTTAATTACACCAGTGCCAAATGTGCCAATGGTAAATGTTGTGCCGCTAATGGTAGAACCAGTTGTATCAAATATGTTTGTAAATGTAATGCGCTGTGTGCTTGCATTTACATAAGTGATATCATGGATAGTAGTAGGTTGGCTTTGTGAATACATTACCATTTGTGGATACTGCTCACCTTCAACATCTGGCCAAAACATTGGAGCATTTTGTTCGTCATTAAAGAATGGAACTGTGCCGTTCCATGATTCAGTAATGTTTTGTGCTTGTGTATATGAGAATGGTCCAGAGCCTGGAGTAATTTCTTGCCATGTGCCTGACGCATTGTAATCACCATTGCTTGCCCACCAGCGTCCTTCGTTAGTTGCTACAACAAAATAAAAGTTGTTGGTAATGCCTGCTTGTGGTTGACGGAATCCACCAGTAATAAAAGTAGGAGTGCCAGGCACACCATCAGGTAGTATTGCTTGGTCACCTAGTGTTGAGCGAATTCCACGAACATCAGTTTCTACATTAAGTCCATCATTGTATTCGTTTGGGCCCAACGCTGTACTAGGAACATCTGGGCTAAATGTCATCTTTGCGAAGGGAATTCGTGCTTCGTCAAATGCTTTTTTGGTTTGTGCCATATAGGTATGGGTCCTCGTTATAATGCAATATTTAGTGCCAAAAGAAAAGCACCTAACGCTTCACAGCGTGGGGTGCTTAGATGCTATACTAACTCGTAGTCAACTCATGCTGACTATACAATTAATTAGTCTGTTGGATTGCTGTTAAAATACCATTAACATACATTAACACATTGCCACCAGGATACGATTGGATTTCAACTACACCTTTGGCAGTTGTTGTTGTGCTTGTAGCGGTTGGATGACCCCAATTAATATCTTGTTTACGCTGTCCAATGCGTGGTGCTGGCAACTTTGCACGACGGGATTCTTCAGAAGTAAATCGATTGTTTGATTTCAAACAATCCTTTAACATATATTCTGCTTGCAACAAAGATTCACCGAAAATTATTCTACCTTTAACTGGATCATATACATCTGCTCGCAACCGTTGCTTATATAATGATTGTTCAAGGTCTGAACAATCTGCAAACACAGGGCTAGATAATGCTAGCATCGAGATAAGAAAAATGGTTTTCATTTTGCCATCCAACCAATGAATTTCATCAAGTACACACCAATCACTGCTCCAATAGCGTATGGTGCAACAAAGATGAAACTGGCCGCACCAATAATTTGAACTGCTGTAATAATGTCTGACATTGTGAACTCCTGTTTGTTTGTCTATGTGTTTATTATAAGACAGAACAAGGTCCTTGTCTATTAGAAACCTTGTTCTGTGTAGGGTTGTTGTTTTTATGCAACAATTTCCCAGGTCCAACCCTCTTGTACTGTAGCGCCAGTGTATTCAGGTTGGTCCTTAAACGGTGCCCATCTTGGGAACTTTTGTTGCCTAATGTCCCGTTTAATGCCACCTAACTTGGTCTTTACACGAGCCTCTGTTGTTTTTACAAACACCTCTACGGCGGGATTGTGTTTTAAGTAAACACGGATTGTCTTTGTTACCATTTTAGTCCTTTAATATACAACGCTGATCTTGTCGTTGTACATTCATTATAACATAATCGTAACGAAAAGTCTATGGCGTGTTTATCCAAAATAAAACATGATAGAATTCAAGTTTGGCTCAAGCAACAATCCGAAATCGTTAGACCTACCACTTTCGTTTATCTACTACTTTCAGCAACTGTTGGTCCAGAATGTGTTAACAAGAAAAGCATCTTGTCAGGATGGTCCTCTTTGCCCCAAACACAATTGGCAAACTCATGTAATGTGCATGGCTTACCGTTATACACCCAATTGTGACTTATCCAACGACTTTGTTGTGCTCTTGAATATTGTGCTGCCAGTTGTGCTGATCTGCTTGCGTCCATTGCGTCATCATGTTGTGTGAGAGTCGAGTCTAAGATACTTGCTGTTGCACCAGGGCCAAATATGCTGTCAAAGAATCCCATTTTGTTCCTTTCGTTTGGCCAAATTGTCATGAGCCTTGTTGATATAGCGTTTAACTTCGTTACGAAGTAACATTCTTGTTGCTCGTGTTAGTCCATGTCTATTGCGTATTGCACCAATGCACCAGTTGGCTTCGTACTGTGTTAATAAGCCTTGTCGTGCTAATTCACGAAACTGTTCTATTGTGTCTTGTTCTAACTTGCTCATTGTGCTTCCTTGAGTTGTTGTAATAATTTATGTGCGTCTGCTTTAACACGGTCACGCCATCTTTGCTGACGCTCTCGATTGCTCATTGGACCGCCTGGTTTTAGTGGGCGACCCATTTTCTTTTTTGGTTTAGTTTCTGTGTTCATTTCTTTTCCTTTTTAAAAGATGTATTACACTATATGTGTTGTTTGTTTATTACAAAGATTCTTGTTCAATTTCTATTTGATAACCAGTTGTGGTTTTGATGTGTTGTTGTAGTGCTGTTATGTCTACCTGTCGCCTACTACTCCACCCATCATGTTCCGTAAAAAATTGGTTATCTGTTTGAGTCAAATAATCTCTAACTGAATTCAGTACAACTCGTTCAAGATCTCTGTATAAAGCAGTCTTCTGCTTTCCAGTAATAGGTAACACTCGTGTTCCTGTTTTGGTTTCTGTAGTTCTCTTGCTCAGTTGTGGTCTAATTGTTTCCCAACAAATTTTGATTTCCCTTTGTAGTTGTTGAATGTAGTCCAATTGCTTAAGGAACTCAATCTTTGCTACATCTCCCCCAAGTTCTTTATACACAAGACTTTGAGTATAGTTGCTAATATATGCTCCTTGAAACAAGCCGTTGATAATGCGTTTTACTTGTTGGTCAGTTAACTCTGCTTCAGTGGCTATTTCGTTACGAATTTGTTTTCTGTTGGCAATGTACTGCTTAATAGCAAATGGATACTCATCCATGCCCAGTTGCTGTGCGTATTGCATAATCAATGTAGGAGCGCAACATTGAATGTCGTAATGGTACAAGTAACCATCTTGTGCTAGTAGTGCTCGTTTGTCGTTTCTTTTGAAGTTTTGTAATGGATGATACAGTCTGCTACTCGAATCATTATAGGTAAATTCACCAGTTTGCAGTTCTTCTTGGATCCGTTTTGGGACTTGTATTACACTATATGTGTTGTTTGTGTTATTACAAAGCAACTCATTTAGTTCATCAAAACCTGCCTTGTTCAAGCAGTAATGTTTGGTCTTGCCAGTAAACTTGTTGTAGGAATCATCTGTGCAAATCAACAACTTGTTCCGCAAAAATTTGGACAACTCGTTGTTGCTCATACCAAAGTTATCTTTATGAGCAATCCATCTAGTGCTTAACCAATGAGGAGTAGTTTCACTTAGATACTTTCGCACGAAACACATGGCTTGCTGTGTTCTTGCAACAACTCTTGGATCATTAAAGTTTGGAGTATACATGTTAGTCTCCAAAGATACTGGCTAATGCTCTGTTGGCTCTAACAGGAGTCACTGTGGGATTGCTTTGCACATCAATAATGTTGTCTTCAATCCAGTCCAGGTGTTCATCTGTAATCTGTTCTGCGGATTCAATACCATAACGAGCAATGGCCCATGCACACACTTGCCAGTTGTGACGATCAACTAAACTGCGCTTGACATCCTTTAACTTGCCTGTTTTTTGGCGTGCTACTAATTCCTTCTTGCACACTTGTATAATGTGCCGGGTAGTATAAACTTGAGGATCAACACCAATAGGGTCTGAGCCACCTGCTTCTTGTAGCATAGCATCCAGTTCAGTCCAGGCCAACTGTCTTGCGGAGGCAATTGGGATACCATCTTGCTCTTTGATTGCGTCAGCCAGTTGTTCTGCTTTGGCGGCAATACGATCGCACCAAGTGTCTAATCTATCACGGATTTCTTCTTGTGTACCTGCAGAGGCTCTAATGTACTCTGTGGGTTCCTGGTTGGGAAACTTTGGATTTGGAGGCAGTTGTTCCCAATGCCCTCTATATATTGTCATGTAATAGCCCTTTATATTAAACACCACTGATCTTGTGTTGTTGTATTAGTATATAGCAAAAATAACGATAAGTCAATAACATTAGGCGAAATAAATGCAGATTTTTGTTGACATCAGCAATTCAATAAGGCATAATTACTATACGCACTTGATGCAATGTTAGGTGCTAGGACCACAAACTAAACCGTTTTTTATAGCCATTTAGAACGACTCCGTTGGTCTGGTATCTGTAGCCTGGGCTTCCTGATCAGTTGCTTACCGTAAGTTTTTAGTAAGGCATTTTCTTACAAAAGGGCTCTTATATTACCTTGATGGCAACAGGTTGATAGTTACCACCATGAACATACCCAATATATTCATAGTCGCGTTTTTCTTCTTGCCACGCACGGAACTCATGTTGTTGCCAACCAGGATAGTTCCAATACTCATCAAACACAATGATGGTGCCTGGGCGAATGTAAGGTCGCATATATTGAAACACATCTTTGGTGGCACTATACAAGTCACAGTCCACATGGATTAAGGACGCAAAGCCTTTGTGCTGTTCACACCAACCAGGCAATGTAGCATCAAAGCGGCCCACCACTAACTTGACATTGTTGGGCACAGCGGGCAATGCCTGTGCAAAGTGTCCTGCTGGCAATCCATTCCAAGGTTCGTAAATGCCTTCAAAGCCATCAAAACCATAAATGTCATGGCCAGGGAATAACTTGGCCCAATGACGGATACTGCGTCCAGTTGCTACACCAAACTCTAGGATGTAGCCTCCTTGAAGGACTTGACTGCTTACTGCACGGTGAAGTCTAAGGTCACTGCGATAACTTGGCACTTGGCTCATCTTGCGGGCACAATAACCAAGACTGTCATCAGTCCATTTAGGTTTGGGTGCGTTGCGGTATCGCCACGCTTGTTTTAAATCGTCTATGTAATACTTCATTTGCTGTCCTCAATGTATTTAAGGGCACGATCTACTAGTGCTGATTCAGGACGAGGTGTGCGTCCAATAGTGTTGTAGTCAAAGCAAGGTGAACTGTATGCTGGTATGGTTCTGTTGCGGAACAATTCATCATATGCTCGTTCTGCTTCTCGTTTGGTCATTGCGGCAGGTAAATCAAACAAGGCAATCTCAGTGTTGCCAGTTGCCAGCATACGCTGTCCGCGTGTGATAGCATCACCATTACTGAAGCGAAGTTTGCGCTTGCCTCCACGGACGGAGGTGCCTACTACTGTGAATGTTTGGGTTGTCATACAGCCTCCTGCACAATTTCGTATGTGCCTGTAGGGCGGGCTTGTTGTGCCTTGACCCAGGCAGCAAAGTGTTCTGGTGTAAAGGTGCAAGTTAGAACTGCCCTGCGTTTGTCGTTTGGTATAAACTTGACAGTAATCATTGCATCAACTCCTGCACACGATTCCACTTGCCAAGGTCTTCAATTGAACGCACCAACCAAGTGTCATCGAGTTCGAGTGCGCGGCGTGCTAAACGGATTGCAACATCCTCGCTCATTGCTGTGACCAACTCACCTTTGATCTCCCATTTGAAAGGGGCACCGGGTGCAGGTGCTTTGTGAAAAACTACGCGGTAGTCATTTGCCATAAGTGCCATTTGTATCTCCTAAGTTAGGACCAGTTAGCGATCTACTTACTGCTGTCCATGTGTTAATTATAACGAAAAAGGTCCTGGAGGTCAACCAGATTCTGAGCCTTTTTGTGTTGTATTTTTACAACAAAATTCCACCATTTGAGCACAAAACTACTACTTTTTCATTAAGTAAGAGTATGAGCAACAAAACCTTCTACAAAGAGCAGGTGGCCAAGGCCCACTTTCTACTAACAATGTATCTCAATGATGCTCTGGCCCATCCTGAGTGCAAAGGTGCGTACCAAGCGATCCAAGTTATGAAGAACTGTGTAGAGGATGCTTACAGTCAAATACTTGGCGGCGAAGGTTTTGACTTAGACATGCACTTTGAAGAAGATGAAAATGATTGAAATAGGGTGGTTTTTCTTCAATAAAAACAACAACTTACAACGCCTGTTTTGCTAGATTGCATGAAAACAGGCGTTTCAGTATATACCCCCTTAGGCGACTTGTTTTTCTACTAATTCGCGTTTTACTGACATGATACCAACTGTGAACGCATCAGTGTCATGTGCCTGGTTCAAACGGTTTGCTAATCGTATGGCATGTCCTGGTTCTGGGAACATGCTTTTCATATATTTTGGGCCCATGTAATTGCAATCGTTTTTGACCTTGCGTAGTTTGATTGGACGCCCTTTATACAGTACTGCGTAAACTGCGTCCGCTTCACATACTTCAATGTTCCAATCGTTTTCTTGATGACTGCAAATGTGTGTGGGTTTTGTTCGCGCCATTATTGGTTTTCCTTTAATTCTTTAACGCCACGAACCATGCGATACACATAACTTTCTGAAGTGTTGTATTTGAGTGCAAGTTCTGGTGCTTTGATTCCAGACAGGTAATCAGCACGAAGTGTTTCTACACAAATGTTCTTTTTGTAAACAGTAGGTGGTGCTCCTGCGGCCCATTTCTTTTTAACATATTCAATGTTTGGACTAGGGATATCTAATTCTTTGGAAATTTGATAAGCAGTCATGCCGCGATCTAACATACCATATATGGCCACATAGTCTAATTGGCGTCGTTGTTTTTCAGCAGTTGAAGCACGAGCACTTTTGTTTTCAGGTGCTTTCCACCAAGTATATGCCGCACCATGATCCTTATAAACTTTGATCCACTTTAGCACTTCGTTCATGGGCACAGCCGCACACAAACCAATAACTGGCACTAGATTTTTTTTGTCTACTCGTGTCATGCCTATGCGTTCTATTGGTGGAGCATCAAACCAACGAATCAATTCGCGATGGTCTGCTGTTATAGGTAAGCCATAGCCTTCTGGTGTTTTGTACCAAATGCCTGCTATTGAAATTTCTGGAGGAGTTATTGAAGTGGTGTGAAATGTAGTGTCATCTAAATTATGAACATCTAATGCACGCCGAAGCCATCCGCGAGGACTACCAAAAACACCAGTGATGCCTAAAGTAGTGTTAGTTTTTGAGTTAATCCAAATATCTTGTTGCATATGGGTATATAGCAACAAAATGTTCTGCTGATTTTGCCTGTTATTTTAGTAGCCAACGCTTGGCAATGTCAGTACCACTAACAATGCCTGCGTAAACTAATAGGAATTCCCAAGTTAAAGGATCTTGATGTAGTATTAGCCAGGTGCAAGTAGCATAACACACTGAAGTCCAAAAGCGTGTCATGCTAAAGTTGCCATCAGCATCACTGAAGAATTTTTTAAGCATATTATTTGATGTGTGTAATTAGATAACCCATAACGCCAAGCAAACTTACAATTATTGTGCCTGTGACTGTAATCATTACTTTGAACTTTTCGTCCTTGGCATTTTGTAGCATAGTTTTAATTTCACTCATGCCTTTGGTAGTTGACTCTTTAAGTTCTTTTACTTCGCTTTCCAATTTAGCAAATTTTTCATCAATGTTAGTCATGCGGCGATCTAATCCTGCGTATCGTTCGGCACACACGGCTTCGTGTGTGCTTAGTCTTGCGTCTGTTGAATCTACTGTTGTCATATTATGCGCCTACTGGTGTTAATGTTGTAATGATTGTTGCTGTGCTTGGACCAAATGCTGTTGCGGCAAATGCTGGGAATGTAATGTTCAAATCATCTACTGCATACGCAAGTTCATAGTAGTCAGTTGACAATGTTGGAGTTAAAACATAGTTCCATGAACTAATTGTAGCACCACCTTTTGGAACAGTAACACGACCCATACTTCCTGTTACATCAGTGCCGTTTTTACGCAACCAAATGTAAGCAGTATGTTCAGTGCCATTGTCAGCGTTATTAACTTGAATGGAGAACTGCATGTTGTATGTGCCAGCCGCACCTGGAATTAGTCTACTTGTTGATCCAACAGTTGCAATGTTGTTTGTATCGGCAGTTCCAAGTGGAAACACAGCCGCAGTATTAATTGCCGCTGGAGTTACAGTTGTGTTGTATTGGAACTGACCATACACGCGGTTGTAAACAATGTTGTTGCCAGTAACGCCAGCACCACTTGTGCCATACGATCCAGCATTGAAGTTAAATGTATTAGCACGGAATGTAGCCGCTGCCGCAGTATGATCAACTAAGTTAACACGGTTTTGTTGAGTACCTGGAGTTGCTAATGGGAATGTTCTAATGCGATAGCCAGAGCCCATATAAGTTGTTCTGCAACTTAATGTTTGTGTGCCACTAAGCGTAGGAGCAACAGTATGACCAGCACCAATTGAAACAGAAGTTGCTGTTGGTATGCCCCATACTGGATATGTGCCGTCTGTGATGTTAGTAATACCAGTAACCGCTACAAGAGCACCACGACCAAATGGCACATTGCTTTGCCCAGAGAGAGTTAATGTAAAACTGCATCGTGTTAGTGTCAAACCAGTTAATGTGCCTGCTGTAGTATCAATTGGGCTACCACCAGGTGTTGCACTTAGTGTTGCAGTAGTTGTTCCGTTTGTAACAATGATGTAGTAAGTGTTACCGCTTACAATACCAGTTGCAGTTCCTGTTAATGTGCCAGTGACACGAATAGCCTGACCAACAGAAGGAGTTGTTGAAGTAAAACTAATCTGACCTTTAGTGCCAGTGACAGCAGGAGAACCCAATGCGGCACGGAAACTTGAAGCAACTGCTGTAATGTTAGCCGCAGTTAAAGTTAATACTGAATCGCTAAAGTTTTCTGCACAATAGCCTTGTATCTGAAGTGCATGTAATGCTTGTGTTCCACCACCTTGGTTAGCAGTAGCAATGTCATTGGTAAAACCTGTAGTGCCATAACCATTGTAGTTGAATGTGCCCATGGTTTCTGTTGATAGTGAAGCAGATGGGGCAACTGATGTTAAACCAGTAAATGGAACTGTATCACCTGCGGTAGAGTTACCGTTGGCATTACGCATAATCAATGCCGGAGAAGTAGCATTACCAGCAAGTGTATCACCGTAATAACTGGTATAGTTCATGTTGGCACCATAACCGTTTGTGCCTGCTGGGAAACTTGAAACCGCAGAGTAACCGTTGTTGTCTGTTACTGTGTTTAGTGTTTGTGGTGGGAATACAAAGTTCAAGTTTGTAGAGGCTTGCATTTCACCTTGCAAGCGAGTAACTTCACTTAGAACAATTGCACCAGTTCCATTTGCCGCAAGAACCAAATTACCATTTGTGTTTGTGGTAGTAATTGTGTTGTCTGTTGCAACACCTACAGAGATATTGCCACCAGTTACGCCAGCAAAAGTTGGACTGTCGCCTGTGCCCACTGATTGTCCAATAGCAACACTTAATTCATTT